TACGTTGGATCATCCGGTCTGTAGTTTCTATAGATCGATAATATTTCACCACTGCCTTCGTCAATGGTGACCACATAAGGAATTTTTATATTCTTTGCACGTGAATCAAATTTTTCATAATCATCTAAATGTAAATCAACATGCATTTCTAAAATTGTATTTAATGCATCGTCACCTGTTCTTTTAATTCCTTCAAGCTCATTAATTTTCTTTTGCACGTTGTCCGTGGTCTCTTCTGATGTGGCCAGTTCTACTTCTCTATAGAATCCTGCTGCCATTTGTTTTAGGACTTCGTTTTCCGTCATCCGTTGTACGTGAGTAATTCTATCTGTATCTTTTAAATCGGACGCGTAATACGGAACCACGATATCTTCTGCAGGGATAAATTTAGATACAGGTCGTTTAATAAGTGAGTCGTAATAGACTTTTTTAAAAGTGCTACCGGACAATGGTAAATAGAATAACATCTGATCCATGTCAGTTGTGTATTCTTCCATTTTCTCCATCAACATATAGTTCATGTACTCTTTTACACGTTCCGCTTGTTGTTCAATTGGTGGAGTTTGTAATCCTACAATTTGAGTTCTTACCGGGCCATCTGATGGTACGAGTTCTTTATAAGCTTGTGCTTGGAATTGCGTTACACTTTCCGCGAGCAACGGATGAGTGACATTGGATGCACCTTTAAATGGTTTAGTAACTTCTCTAAATTTTGTTCCAAGTAAATCTAAACCTTTGATGTAAGCGTCTTCCCAATCTTTTCTTGATTCTTTATCTTTTTTATATTCTTGGATTAGTTCTGATGCCATACGGCCAAGTGTTCGTTCATCCATGAACTCGGCCAAGTTAGCATTGAAATCATCTTGAGGTCTTTCTTCCTCAGGCTCTTCACCTTCAACGGTTACTTCAGAAACTTCTTCATCAATGATTGGTTGACCTTGATCAAGTTCAACTTTCTCTTCTTCAGTTATTTCTGGAATTTCGTTTTTTTCAACAGCCATAAATTTTTAATCCTTTTAGCCTTATCATGGCTGAATATCAACTAATAAAGTTTAGTAGCTTTTTTTCTACCAAGCTTACAACCACGAGCCATGACAGATCCGCCTTTTTTCATTTCATCCATGAATAAAACTTTGCCACCTTTAGATTCAACTTTTGCTCTGTAACCTTCTCTCTTTCTGTCTCTTTGCATAGGAGATCTAGTTCCAGGTTTATATTCTGATTTAATATTTATTGTAGTTGGGCTTTTTAATCTTTCTAAGATTTCTTTAAATCTTCTTTTTCTTTTGTCAGACATTTTTGTACCCATGTCAGCGCCACCGCCTTTAGAGTTTTTTGTAACTTTAACATCTAACATTCCAACACCTGGAATTGCTTTTCTAACATTCTTAAGAAGTTTTTTAAAACCTTCTTTTCTTCTTGCTGCAGATCCTGCAAACAATCTTTCTCTTTTCATAGGAGTGTACTTACTACCAAGCATTGTTTCGATTTTAGCTCTTCCACTCGGACTTTTTTCAGGGAAAGCTCTTTTCACTTTATCAGATTTAGATTCTCCACCTTTAGAAGCTTTCATCATTCTACCTTTACTTGCAGGTTTTATGATTCCATCATCAATTGCTTTTTGTAAAAGTTTTGGAAGCATTCCACCCATACCTTTGCCTGATCCAGACATTGTAGCAGCTCCTGGAGTTGCAGTCGCTGATTTCTTTTTACCAAATAATCTACCAATAGATTTTCCTGCACCTTTAATCATTTTACCTAAAAATGCTTTTTGAACTTTACCTGGTTTAATAGACTCATCTTGAAGACCCATGCCTCTACCTTTTGCTTTTTCTGCTTTTAGTACAGCAAAATCTTTAGCATCAATTTTATCTTTTGGTGGAGCTTTAGCAGCTATTTTTTTTTGTTTTGGACTCATGGTGTCTCCTAATAATATTTATACTCACGTTCTAATTTTATTGGCGGGTCGTCCCAATCGTCCGAGTACGTTGAAACAAATCCACCTTGCCGATATCTTAGCACAGCTTGGGTCATAGAATCAACATAGTCGTCATACTGACCATGAGGAAATGCTGCACATTCTTCAACCACGTCTTGGGCAAACTTCTCATCCAAAGGAGCCCAGACCATACCCGACTCAAATACCGGGGCACATGAGTTAATTCTGGTATGTTTATCACGGCCTTTGGCAGGAACGAAATCAATTACTGGAATCCCAGCACGCCTCAATTCATGAATTAAAGGCTGGCCTGATGCTTTCGCCTCAATGATAACTGTTTCAGGTTCCCAATAACTATATTGTTCTAAAGCTATATTTTTTAAATCTGGAAAATCATATCTGCCTTTAATCGCATCCAATAGAATTATATGATCTTCATAACCTTCAACCGGTTGAAAGATTCCCCATGTAGTAATAGCAGAGTAATCTGCAGATTCTTTTGCACTAAATGCAGTATCATAACTTTGTATGACGTGTAGCAATTTAGGGAGGTAATCTTTATCGTAGTCGTTCCACCATTCACGTTTAATGATTGCACCTTCTTCAGACGTTGGGTCCTGCATATACTGTGCGTTCCAGTTCTTCGTGGACACCGATGCTTTAACTGCTTCTAAATCTTCTAGCTTCCAATACTCAGGCCATACTGGTTTTCCGTTTGGTAAAATTGCTGGGAACTCAACTACTTTCCATTTATCTGCTTTTGGTTCTGATTGTGATTTTAATAATCGACCAGTAAGATCGTCTGTTGCCCAACGAGTCATGACTACACAAATTCTTCCGCCTGGTTGTAAACGTTGTCTAGGACCAGAGCTATACCATTCATATGCTCGATCCATTGCGGTGTCCGACATTGAGTCTTGTTCCGTATGTGGGTCATCGATAATAAGTAAATCCGCCCCTCGCCCTGTGATAGAGCCGCCTACCCCCGCTGCAAAATATTCGCCACCATGATTGGTCTCCCATCGGCCTTTTGCCTTACTATCTTCACGCAGTTTAACATCACCGAAGATCATTTTATACTCCTCGCTATCCATTAAGTTTCTAACTTTGCTACCGAACCTTGTTGCAAGTTCAGCGTTGTGTGAAACCTGCATCAGTTTCATCTTAGGATTTCTACCGATCATCCAAGCAGGGAACAGGTAGGATGCAAATTCTGATTTGGTATGTCTAGGAGGCATATTGATAATGAGCCTTTTCTCTTTGTTCATTGCAATCTTTTGAAATTCATTAGCAATAATCTGATGATGTCCGTAATTTTTTCTATTGTTTGTTTTACGGTAAATGAAATCTGGCCAAACTGCTCTAGCAAAAGCTAAGAAGTCATCTTGGCAAATTTTTATATACTCAAGTTGTTTTTTTAATACTAGGTCCTTGAGCTCTTCATCACTTAATCGATCTAAATTCATAATTTTTTATATACCCCGGGGGTCTATGGTACCTATTAATCTAAAGGGTCCCCTTTTACAATAACCTAATAAAATAACACTTTCAATAAGTCCGTTTCATTTGGGTCCCCCGTGCGTGTATTCGACTTGCCACAAGCGCCTCGTCTGTAAGTACCTAGAAAAAAGCGAGGTGCTTTTTTTTGCGTGGAAACTGTTCCGTGATCGTTGGGCCTATGAGCCTTCATAACGGTCAACGGACACCGGATTATTACTAGTGATAAGAAAAGTTATCGTTAGTAATCAAGTCATTAAGGCGGTCGTAAACTTATCCACGAACAACGGCCAACGGACAGGGATTTTAATAATAAAATCGGGGCTAAGTGATCGCGGATCAGTAAAGAAATCTTTAATTCTATAAATTTTAAGGGCTCTTTGCTCTTGGGCCTTAACTAAGATCAAGACCACACCGCCATGCTTTATGGCCCTGTTTATCCAAACGATCTGGTATTTATTTAATGCCGGATAATTGACACGATTTGATTTCAATTCACACCAAAATGATTGGCCTTTATATATTCCAAAAACATCTGGCACACCGGAAACTGTGAGAGTTTCAATTCGAGTTAAAAAATATCCATGATCAACAAGAGCCGATTTGATTTGTTTCCAAAATAAACTTTCTGGGTTTGCCATAACCTAGTTTAGAACTATTCTAAATAAATACAACTAAAAAGGGTATAAAAAGTTATCCACAGGCCCGAAAAAAAAAATAAAAAAAATTGATTTAATGTGTTGACTTTTAAGATTATCCCATTATATCTTATAAATATATGATAAATAAAAAAACTAACAAAGAGGATACAATGAAAACAAAAACAGACACAATTTATAATGTAATGGAATTTGTAGGGAATACACCAGACCCCGCAATAGAAAGAGAAGGTTTAATGAGAACATTATTAAATCAAGTTTCACACAGAAGATTAAAACAATTAGAAAAATTGTATTTTGATCTAATGGATGAAGACAATAAAAAACTATGGGAAAAAGACACAACTTTTAACAATTAACACAAACAAAGGGGAAACTATGAAAACAGACAAAAATAAATGGTACTACAACAAAGAACAAAAAGACGT